TGTCTGGCTTGTCTTCTTTTGGTGGCGGCGTAAACTTGGTCGGGTCTGACCAGAATTGTGATGCATCCTTGAAGCCCGCAAGCTCGGTCATCGCCTTCAGCGTATTTGACAGCTTGACCATGTCGGTCAACGGATTGACTGGACCCATCTGTTGGATCGCTTCTTTTTGCATCTCGCCAATTTGTCGCATCATCATCATGCGCTCGGTGTCAGTGCCGCGACCAAGCGCGACGTTGATGGAAACATCCATGTCAGCGTTCCATACCGCCGGATCGATCGGCACAAACTCGTTCGACAGGCGAACCATGCGCGGGCGATCCTGATGCTTTGTGATCAACTGCAGCACGATTTTATAAAGTTGCTTCATGCCTGTTTCAGCAAAGATACGCGCGATGATTTCAATGTGTTGCTGTGCAGCGCTGATAGTCGCGTTTACGGCAGATGCGGTAGATGACTGCAACGCACCCGCATCCAAGCCTGCAGACGCCTTTGAGATGCCTGTGCGGGCCTCTTTGATCTGGTCCATATACTGCAACACAGGGAACGCTTCGCGACCAACGAACGGCATAGACAGTGGTTGCACCTGACCGGCTGAACGCTGGCGGATAATGGCGCCAACCTCAGTATTCATCACGTCTTCCAGATTAACCATACCCTCGGTCACAGCGATGCGTGGGTGGATAGACATGGACAAGCTGTCCAGCGTGTTACGCATGATCGATGACTTGATGCGCTGAATGTCCATCACAGTGTCAGCGACAGACATGCCAAAGAAGTCATGCGCTTCGGGATCTGGGCAGAACACAGCGAACGGCACCATGTCGATTGGCTCGTTCATAAGGATCGTGTGACCATCACCACCGGTACAAATCTTGCGCAGCTCCGCGATACCGTCGCCGTCGTAGTCAACTCTGATATAGTTTTCGACGTACAGCACCTTTTTCATAGCTGGGTCGCTGCGCTCGTTCATCTCGTTCGCGAGTGCGCGGTTACGCGTGCTGCGCTCAATGTTTGTTTCCATGTCATCGTAGGCTGCGCCAAGTGATGACACTTCGTCATAATCGTAGCCCATCGCCACTAAGTCAGACACTGTCAAGATGCGACGGTGCGCGACGTAGTCGGCCTCCTCCAAAGATTTGGCTTCACGGCTAATTAAGAATTCTTCCGGCGGCACGGCCTCTAGCTTCACGCGGCCGTCTGGGTGCGTATAGGTTACGCGTGCTGCGTGGATCGCAGGGGGCGGGATGATCTGGCCAGACACAGGATCGATCTGCGGCTCTCCGACCATCTCGGATTGCACGATCTCAACGTCCGCGCTTGGGTCCGCCATAAGAGCGTTTAGCGCGTTGTCGTCGATGCCGCTAAAGTCATGCGTTTCAAATTTTGTCTGGTCGTCCCAGTAGCACTTCAGAATCCCAGCCTTACGGATCAGCGCGTCCTTGAACGCGGCGTGCATGTGCATGAACCCGTTGTTGTCGCGGTTGATGATGTAGTTGGCGTAATCTGTCGCCTGCTTCGCTGCGGCAACATCCTCTGGACCCTGTGGCACATATTCGACTGTGCGCTCGGTGCTGTGGAAAATGCGCATAAGTGATGGCATGATCGCCTGTACGGTATCCCGTACGTCCATGCTGACAACTGAGCTGCGTCCTTCTTCTTCATCGCCAAACGGCTCGCCGCGGTAGTATTGCGTCGCTGTCGCACGTACTGGAGATATCCAGTTGTCGATGTAATCTTGCGCGTCTTCGATCTCTTTACCAACGATACCTTGCAGCTCGTCGTCGTCCATTTGGTTTGGATTTAGCTCGGCCTGCAGTGCAAGCGCCATTTCATTTGTTTCGTAGTCCATGCTTATTCCTACTGATTGAACTTGCGCCAGTATTCGTTGAACAGACCGATTTCATCGATCATTTGCTGGTCGGCTGGTTGAATTAAGTTTGTGTGGCTCATCATAAATGAACGCTGATCGCCAGATGGTGCAGTGTATTTGAAGCCGTCGGTATAACCTCTGCGGGCATTCATAAAGTCTCTGAATGTAATCGCTGCAGGTATCTGCACTTCTAAACTGCCGTCGTATTCACCTAAAATGCCTCTTGGGTATATAGGGTGAATAGAATCTTGTTGAACACCTGCACCTAGTGTTGGGCGCCCAATGTTTAGACCCGTATCAAACGGGTTTGCGTACAGTAGATCAGGGTCCGTCAATGCAATTCGAGCCTCGCCCATAGGGATGCCAGCATCACGGAATTCTGCGCTATCTATAGCCTGCCAAATTGCCCGACGGTTTGACCCGTTTAGGTTGTCGAAGTCCATTTCTACGCCGTCTAAAAGGTTTCTCATGTTGCGACGGCCGCCCCCGCCAGCTACCAGATTAAACAACGAGAAATCTTGATCTGTAAAATCTTTTGAAGCAACTAGCTTTTCAGCTAAGGTGCGGCGCAATTTTGGATCGATGTCTACGTTGCGCAAATATTGGCGCATTAAATCATCAGTCGCAAAGTCAGATGCCTGACCGCCCATCGACGTATATACAAGCCTTGGATTCCCAGAAAGACCCGCGCGCTCTAAAGTTTCATATATTGAATTTACAACTTTATCATCCGACGCCCAGATGCGATTGTTGATCGCGTCTCGTATGTACCCAGATCCGCCGTACTTAGAAACCGGATTATCTAGCATTTGGCCAGAGAACCCAAGAATATCTGTATCTGCGACCATGCGGTCACCGAAGGCCGGTGTTAGCATATCGCCTAGCTTGATTTGTGTCGTCTTGCGCGCGTGCGCTTCGCGGCGTTTTTTTGTCGCAACTTTTTGCTCTTCGATAGGCGTATTCATACGCACGTTCGATGCTGGATGATTGTGCGTTAGACCGGTTTTACGGTCAGGCTTAATGTTGTTAAGTCGATTGCCGTCAGGCCCAAACTGCGATGCTATAGCCTCAATAGCTTCAGGGTACGCTCGCCCCCTCTCATCACGGAAACCGATGTTAGATTCTAGTTGCTGGATTAAACTTGGCTCATACCCACGAACTGCAACACGATCCACGCCGGCGATCTTATTCGCCTTGTTAGCTGCGGCGCTCAAACTCTGGCCTTCGCGCCCACGTTGAAACACCTCGCCAACGCCCTCTAAGTCACCTTGCGAGACGGCTCTAAGCAAGCCACGCGCGTCAGCCCCGACAGCTCTATCGGCTGCGCGTATCGCGGACGTTGTGCCTTTGACCGCTGGGACCACAGATGCTACGTTCGTAATGTCCGCAAGAAACGCCTCGTTAGCGTCGCGGATTTGTTCGTATGTGGCATCCTTCAGCTCAACGCCTTCTGGCAGGTATGCAGCGGCCCCTCCAGACGCGCTTTTAGCTGATGACGCAATACCTGCCGCAGTATCCTTAATCGTCCCTATGGGGTCTTGTACGGCTCCTATGACGCTATCTAAAGCCCCGCTACCGATCGCCTTAGCCGTTCCCATAGGGTCTTCACGGAATGCGCGGCCTAAAAGCTCGCCGGTCGTGTCGTATCCATCGTCAAATCCGATGACGTTATCTAGAAGCGAATATCCTAGATTGCCTGCGTTTCTGAGGTATCGATTGAAGTCGACCATTATTCGCCTCGCCGCTTTTCCATAAAGTATCTCAAAATGCCGTCCATCATGCCGACGTTCGAAGCGCCACCAAGCGGGTCCATAACGCCATACGCGGCTTTACCGCCGGCCGCAATCTTTCCTAGCAGGCCATCTGCCTTACGGTAATCTTGCAGCAATTCGTCAAATTCATCTAGGCCAGCCTCATAGCTGCTCTCGTAGTCACCTCCGACAGTGGCGCCAACGCGTGGACCATGCTTGCGCATCATCTGGACCATGTAGTTGCGCTCTGGCGTGCCCTCTTCGGTCTGCTCCAACGCACGCAGAGCACGCAAGATTGTTTCGTCGCTGTACATTGGGCCTTCGACGTCATCCTCGCGCGGGCGGGATGCGTTGTATTCGTCGTTGGTTAGGTCGACGTATAACTTGCGTAAGAACAGATCCATCACCACTTCACCTTGTTTGCCCAGTACGCCGCAGACATCTTGCCCTTAGCAATGTTTTTCGCGTGGCGCGCCTTGAACGACTTGCTACGCGCCGTAGCCTTTTTGTCACCTGACACTCCTTGTTGGCCAAACCTAATCGTTTTGACCTTATCGCCTTCTTTCGCGACGACAACATGCGACTTCGTCGGGTGCTTTGGGGTGCGTTTCGGCTTGTTATATCCAGATACGCCGACACGAGATAACCGAGCATCTTTCTTCTTCTCAGGCATTAGAATAAAATTTTCCCTGTTGAAATATCGACAAAGCGACCGGTCGGCAGCATTCGAATAGAAGACGTGCCCTTACGCATCCCATAAACACCCGCTGGATCGTAAAAATTAGCGTTGCTAAGCGGTGGCCGCTCTCCTGCCTGCGCAGTATCGATCGCAGATTGCACTGTGTCTAAGAAATCTTGATCCGTGGCAAAATCTTGCTCCGCAGTTATCAAGGGCATAGTTTCCGAAAAGTCAGGCGCGATGTAGTCTGTCGCCGGATCGTAAACGTCAACACCGCTAAAATCTTCGGTAAAAGTTGTCTCATCCTGCCCATTACCCGTTGGAAACGTAGGAGGCGTAAAGTCATCTGGACGCAGCACAGGACGCACAGTTGTGCGAGGTGGGCCCATTTTGCCACTATCGTCACGACCTTGGAACATGTTGCTCAGACCCTGCGTAAACAAGCCAAGTAAACCAAATGACGGCAACGGCTGGTCCATCGTTAGCGGACCGATCGCGTAAGGGCGTGGGCTCGGGCTGCTCGCTGGGCTTGTTAAGATGCGTTGAAACATCGGGCGGTTGTCTTCTGCAATCGCGGGCCTGTACTCTCCAGCCTCGTAACCACCTTGAGCGCCAGCGCGGTCTAAATAATAAGCGGCCTGCTTGCTTGGTGAGCTAGGATTGTAATTTTGTCTAGCTCTTATGTTGGCAATCATCGTAGCATGGTCACTGGCGCCACCAACACCACCAGCGGCAATATTACGCGCTGTACGCGCATCGTAATCTTCGGTGCGCTCTTTTAGGCCGAAGCCCATTGCTAAATCATCAAGTAAGCCCATTATAACGCCTTTTTCAATTTACCGAGGCAAACGCCTGCAGCTTTACACGCTTTAGGTGCGGGACATCCCTTGCAAGGCTTAAATCCTGTTGTAGTTGTTGCTGACATGTTACCTATCCTACGATTGTACTTTCTTTTCCCACTCAAAACACTTCACTTGCATGATGTTGTACGTCGGATAACGCGTTTGCAGCGATATAACACCGTTCTGCATAAAATCCGCAATGCATTCGTTCTCAGATTGGAAGGAGGGGCCACCAACAGCAAAGCAGTAATTCTGCGCGCACAAGAGAACAAACGCCGTAAACATCACATCACTTCTTACCCTTTTTCTTTTTTGCGGTCTTGGCGGCTGCCTTGAACGCTTTTGCAGTCGGGGCACCTTTTGAACCGGCTTTACGCATTTTCTCGCCAGATCCTGCGGCGATGCGTTTACGCTTGGCGTGGATATTTGCGTAAAGACCTTTTTTCGGCATACCGATCTCCTTTTAACGGCTTGCACACATAATACAGGAAAATCGTTGTAAATAAACCCCGCGCGTGGGAGGTCGCGCGGGGGAGCTAGAAGCTCTGGCGGGTGGAAGGGGATTACCGCCTAACGCACTATCGCAAAAATTAATGCTTGTGTCTATGTTCACAATTTGTTAACATAAGATATAAAGCGAATCATAGCGTGGTAGCGCGGCAATCCCGCCGCAGCAGCGCAGCCAGACTGGAGGGTCACATGGCACATTCTCTTTCTTTCCTTCTTTCTTCAGATGCGGCGTCTGCTCGCATGGTGGAACGCAAGCCTGCGTTTGTCGTTCATGTCGAAACACATGGCGACGCGTCTATCGCTGATCGCTTTGTTGAGCTTGATGCTGATGACATTGAGCATGCCGGAAACCTTGCAAACGCTTGGGTCAACCGCATGGGCAACTCATCCGCCGCGGTCCGTCGCGTAATGCCTGACGGAACACTGCACGCTCCATCTTGGATCGTCTAACCAACGGGGCTTCGGCCCCACCAACCTTGTGCTGGGAGGCACGCAACATGACATTCTTCTACGCACTCGTCATCAATTACGCGCTGCAGGGAACGCCCCTGCAGACGCAAATGTACTTCGAAAGCTCCAAGGCGTGCACAGACGCTTTGCGCGCTGCAGAAGCCCTCTCAGACGCCCTGTCGGCCGATCTAATGTGCATCAACACCGGCAAGTTGTCTGGATCAATCAGGCCAAAGCTACGGCCGCAAAACTAACACCATGGGCGCCTAAGAGCGCCCACCGTAAGCCATGAGTGCGGAGACGGGTTTTCGGGTTATCTGTATTTTCCCCGTCAACCATGGCAGCGTGAGCCGGTGGCCATCTCCGCTGGTGATCACGCACTGAGAGCGCAGCCTTTACTCCTTTAGCTGCGCTCTCACACAACCCCACGAATTCCACGCTTCAGCGGCTTGCTCCAAGAGCTCGACGACGATCGCCCATACGCCATCGTCGTGTGATCATTTGCAAGCGCCAAGCACACCGCATCCGCGCGGTCAGGCGAATTGACGCCGCGCTTCTTCATCGCCTCTTTGCTCTCAACCTGCATCTTGCCAGACGACGTAAAATGATAACGCGGCGCCGCTAAATCCGCATACAACGCGTCATCGCGCGGCAATTTGACGTCCATACCCTCTAGCCACTGCTTCGCCTTAAACCACAGCTCAGCGCGCAAGTTGATGTACGTCTCCTTCTGCGATGACCTCTCCGACACGTTTAAACCGCGCGCCGGCAGATCCAGCTCGCGCAAGCGATCGAGAACACCCGCCCCAAAGCCATTACTGTCCACAATGATCTCAACTGGCCGCTTGGACGGCGGCAACGCGTCATATTCCGCCTTCACGGCGCCAGTAAGCTGCATCAGGTCGAGGTTACGCCATACCGTCAACGGATGGATCACCGGACCCTGTCGCTTGCACAGAACGCTGCTATCGTTGCCCTGACGCGCAACATCCAAACCCCAAACGGTCGGCGTGTCCTCATGAACCTTAATATCGTTGGCCATCGCGTGCTCGATCAACGAAACAGGAATAACCGTGTCCTCTTCGGACGGAGGGAAATTACCCAAAACGCGCACATGGTACGCGGGGCTATCCTCGCCATAACGCTTTTTCATGTCTTCGACAAAATCGTCCGCGACGCGCGGGCTGTCGACGCAGCTCACATGCATCGTGCGCCAGTCCTCACGCAAGCGATTGTGCGTGTCGTAAAAGAAGCCAGTATTACGCGTCGGGTTACCCGTGAGGACGGTGGTGGCATTGTGGCCAGACATCGATCCTGACGCGGCCTCGAAAACCGCATTCGGGACACCGCTGGCCTCGTCCGCAATCAGCAACACATTCTCACTGTGAACACCTGCAAGCGCCTCGGGCTGCTCCGCACGCGACGTCCTGCACGAAATAAACGTGCTTTCGGGCTGGCTCTTCAACTCAATGCGGTCAGACTTCAACTCCAACAAATCGTTAAACGGCGGGCGCAGCCGCTTGGCGACATTTTTCATCTCAGCGAAGCAGGCGTCAAACAACTGGGATGACGTGGGGGCTGTAACAACGGTCTTTGACGGAATGCGCATCAGGACGTGCCAAATTGCAGCCATCGCAACCGCGGTCGACTTGCCGACACCGTGGCCAGAACGAACGGATATGCGGCGAGCCGTGGGATCGGCGATCGACTGCAAAAGCTCAATCTGCCACTCGTCCGGCTCGATGCCGATGACCTCACGCGCAAACGCGACAGGGTCGCTGTGATAGCGGCGCATCAACGCAATGAACGGGTTATCTTGTAATTTTTTTTGAGGGGTCATGTTAACACCTGTTTACGAAGTGGGGGTGGGGGTGCGTGGAGGGGTCATTAGCATTTGCACCCCGTCGAATCGCTTCGAGGGGGGGTGTTTTGCATTTTCTGCATAGGTCAGTCGTATAATGTCGATTATGTTAAATTCCAATTCTTGCATACGACATATAAATAAGGCATTTGCGCGTCGCAACGCTGCAAAGAGCCATGCAAAAAACGCAATGGCACAAGATGTAGTGTCAAGCGATTGAAATTGAACGCTCGTTCTGTTATTCGCGCGCGCCCGCGCGCAATCATTTGCCGATGCGTGATTCCGACGCTCACACGTCATCATCGTCCACCTCAACCGCGTCACCCTCGATCACGTCACCAAGCAACTGCGCAGCCTGCGCGTGCAAGTCGTTCACGCTGATGTTGATTGCTACGTCACGCTGTCTCGTGTCGTACTGTGCGTTCAGCTTTGACGCTATCCACTTGTCCGTATCCACTTGCAAGCGTGCGACGTTGACCATCGATGGATCAGTGTTCTGCGCTGTATCGACTGCACGCTCAGCGTAAAAGTGTCCAGCCTCCAGTTGTGCAGCCGCGTAACGATCACGCCTGCCAGCTTTCGCATCTAACCAACGTGCCCACAGCTTGTAGCCTACGTCGTACTTCTTCATCAGGTTGCGCACAGTCATTCCGCCTGCGATCTGCTCGAACAGCTCATCCTCGCCTATCTCTTCCAGAGCTGCGAGCTTTGCTTTCGCTACGTTACTTATCGCCATTGGTCATCATCTCCCCAGCTAATGCGGCGTATCCGCAGATATCGACCCACGTATCCGCCTTGTCCGGCGACGTCTGTGACCGCGACATCTTCAGCAACATCATCATGTTTGCCACGTCCATCGGTGACACAGCCACATCGAGATACGCTGTCCACAGCCGAGAGATGCTCTTAAAGCTATCCGCTGCGTCCCCGTAATCCTCGTGCCTGTCACCGCTGATCAGCGTCTTTGCGATGTTTAGTATCTCGTCTCTCGTTACCATGGTATCTCGTCTCCACCTAAATCCCAGTTGATGCGATCGTCACCGTCTCGCACCATCCGCGTTACCTTTGCATTCGGAAACGCATTGAACGCATTGTTCAAGAAAGTCTCCGTCCAGTCAAATCTGATGATGCGTGCAGCATCTTCGAAGCTGTACACGATCCACTTTGGATACTTTTTCCGTAACTCCACCCAACCGTGTAATGCGAAGCACACGATCTTGTCGTCGATCTCGACGCAATACGCGTGCGGCGGTAGCGGCTTATGTCCTGCATCCTCTGCAGCCTTCTCCAACACGTCCCATGCACGCATGAGCTGCGTAGCGATCTGATTAGTGCCAACGACATCATCCGCATCCACACGCTCTCTCAGCGCCTCGTATGCAGCTTCAAACCTACCTGCCAGATCAGGCGATACCAAGTCAGGCAACGTGTCACCCCACTTCGCTATCTTCTTTCTCGCCTTTTCATCGAGCGGACGTAACTGGCCCCATACGCCAGCACTGATCTTAGTCCCCTCGTTATTAAGCGTTCCCTGCGCCTTCTTCTCTTTGTAGTTAACTCGTGCCTTCTTAGCCATGTCTCAACTCTCCTTCCACAGTTAGTTTCCACCTAGTCCACAGTTACCACCACAGTTACGTATATATACGTAATAACTGTGGTGGAACTAAAAGTGGCCTCTTTTACCACACTTCCACACTCTTCCACAGTCCAACTGTGGTAACTGTGGAACTAGTGCATCGTCCCATTTGTGCCCTCAGTTAGCAGCGCCTTGTTTAGCGCCTTCATCATTGTCACGTCGGCATCGACACCCTGTAGCACCTCCATCACAAATTTGACGTCTAGCAGTGCCGATGACATCACTGGCATTTCATCTGCGCTCCATTCGATGACGGCGCCGCCGATTTCTTCGTCCCAGACGATGCGGCCAAGCTCTAGCTTGCTCTCGTCGTCTTCTACTTCGCGAATTGGTAGTGTCATGGTTACAGCTCCTTAAACTTGGCTATGTCGAAGTGTACCATAGGCTCGATGTCTTGTGGATCGTCTCTTCGCGTTGTTCCGCCGACCTCGACGTGCATGTCCTCGAACGACGGCGGCAGCTCCGCCATGCCAGCCTTATCCGTCCACTGCACGGCTAGGAAACACGGTAAGCCTGTTGTCATCGTTAGCAGGCGCGCCTGCGTCGCCTTGTAGAGCGACAGCATGTATGTCGGATACTTGTTCATCGCGATCTTACGCTGCCGCGCCTCGATGAATGCCACGGCCTTCCCGTCGCGGATCGCCATAAAGTCTAGGCTTAGCTTCATTGGCATCTTTGTTAGGATGCAGTTGTAATGCTTCTCGATCTTCGCTGCGAGGCGTCGCTCGTTGTTGCGATCCGTCTGCGTTTCGTATGTTGGTCTATTCATTGATCTGCGCCTCCAGCTCTTTAATGCGCTTCTGCATCCGCCGCCCATGCGCTGCGAGTTTTAACGTAAGCTCCCACAGCCCGCGTATGTGCAGCGCGCCTTCTTTTGGCCAGTACAGGTGCTTCTTACCGTGCATACTTTCAACGCCGTCCGCCACCTCTCGGCTATCGCCAAACACGTCCAACCGTGCGATGCATTCTTCAAACTTTCTCATAGTTCCTCCTCCAATTGTCTGAGCCTGAACGCCAGCTCACGTAGCTGCTCGCTCATGCCCTTTTCTATGTGTGCGCTGAACAGCGGCCGGCGGTCCTTCGCGCTGTACGCCTGCCCAGCTATAAGCGCGAACGTCTTTGCGTCCGGCGCTATCTCGAATGTTATGTGCGCGACTTCGTAATGTTCGCGCGGTGCGTCAGGATGACGCTGCTTAGATTTCGGGCTGTGACGGCTCATGTACCCAACTCCGATGCGCTGATCCACTCTCCAACGACGACGCATTGCACGTCGCGCCCTGCACGTTTATCTGGCCACTCTTCGACCTTCAGCACGTTTGTATCGATCCACTTTTTCAGGATCGCTTTGCAGCGTGACTTTTCGTTTTTCTTTTCGACATCCAGATCGAGCTGCACCGCAACTGCGTTGCCCGCCCAATTCTTTGCGCGTGCATCTAGGCGCATCGGCTCCTGACGCTCGGCCGCTGCCCCGATCAGGCGCTGCACGTCGCGTGCGTCACGGGCGCTGACACCGTCGAACAGGTCAGGCATTTTGAACGGTATGCAGACACCCACATATTCACCGTTCGGCAACTCCACGCCGTGCATACGGCGGTACAGAGCGTTCGCTGCGGGCGGGGCAAGGTTTGCCTTACCATCGTCGACACGGAATATGCCGAGGCTCTCCTGCTCCGACACGCCCAGCTTCTGCGCATCTTCTTGGCTAACCTTGTTGATGATGCGCGCCGCACGGGCTGCGCCGATCAGCGATCCAGCGCCGCGGACGCTGTCGACCGTTGCGTCTTCACCGTTTGTTTTGCGAATGTGGTGCGTCAAAACGACCGCTGCGTCGGTCTGGTCTGCGACCCAGCGCGCGGCTGCGACCGCTGCGTTCATTGCGACGTTGTCGTTTTCGTTAATGTCGTTGAAGCCAACCCACGGGTCGATGATTACTAGCCCGATGTTTTTGCGCTTAATCTCGTCGACCATGAACTGCAGCATGTCTTCATCAGTTAGGATGCCATCGCGCGTTTGCTTTGCAAATTGGATCTGCAAGTCGCGGCCCGCGTCCAAGAATAGCTTGCCTTGGATTTGCTCTGGCTTGATGTTGTAGTGGATCATGATTGCAGCAAAACGGCGCTGCATCTCTTCAAGCGGGTCTTCGCCATTAATGACCCACACGTTCACGGGTTCGTGTATTGGCTCTTCCAATAACGGTAAGCCTGTCGCGATGGCCATTGCCTCGACCCCCTGCATTGATGTCTTACCGACGCCGCCCATCGATGCAAGCACGCTCACGTATCCGCGGATGTAATGCTTGCCATAAACCCAGCGACGCTTTGGGATCAGCGCGGGATCGATAACCTCAAACTCTGTTGGCCAGTTGCGCTCGCTTTGCTTTATCTCCTGCACTGCCTGTGCGTACGGTTTTGCGTACGCTAATGCTTCGCGCAGCTTGTCCTTGCCGGCCTCGCGTAGGTAGTCGTTTGCGTCTTTCACATTGTCGACGCCGAGCTGGTCAAAGCGAACGACATGCAGCGTCGTTGACCCGTCGCCCTGTAGGACGTCGGCACACTTTTCTACGTCAAGGTCAGGGTCGGCGCATAGCGTTACGTCTGAGGCGCGTGGCGGCACGAATGTAGACATCCCAGCCTTTCCGAAGGTGCAGACCACCACAGCATCGTCACCCGTAGCCTGACGCACGCTCAGCGCGTCCTCTGGGCCTTCGACAATGCAGATTGGCTTATCGCCTTGTATATCACCGATTTGCATTACATTTCCGGCAATGACGCCCCGCGAGTATTTGCTAATGCCATTTACTTCGCGCTTCTTGCCTTCTGGCGTCAAGAGCACGCTCTGCACGCCCTCGATTGTGCCATCCGGTGCGGTCGCTGCAAAGACGATCGCGGGTCCGTCGTATGTGCTTGCGCTAAACTTTGCCACGCCAACTGCAGACGACGCTGCAAGGCCGCGTGAGTTAAGGTAAAGCAGCGCGGGACGTACCGCGTCCTTGTTTTCTCGTGAGATAGGCACAGCACGCTCCCACGTATCCTGTGCCTTTTTTATCTTATCTTGGCGTGTCTCTTCGTCACGCACGATTAAGTCTTTACTGGCCAACCGTGAAACCAAGCGCTCCAGTTCACTTGGTATATACGGTTGTATATCCGAGTTTTCGAGCTGCTTAGGATTTTCCGCCCCGCGCTTAAAGCCCGATCCAATAGTCGACTTGATCTCGAAGTCTTTTAGGCCGATCTGTCGTGCGGCTGTGTGTAGCTGCAGGATCGCGTTGTCTGTGTTTGCCGGTGATAGGTGCGCGTGGCGCCCGATCGCGAATGCTGCTTTGTTTAGGTTTTCGTTTCTGCCGCCCTTCATGGACGCAATGACGTCGTGTACCGCGCCATCTAATACCTTGTTAAAATATGCCTCTGACATTGTTTTCCCTCTGCGCCGTTATAACATTTGTTACTACTTTTTTATGGCGAATTTGATCGCAATCGCGGCGATTAAGCTAATAACAAGCTTTCCAAATATTTGACCCTCTATGTAAGCTATCGATCCGAAAGCAATGTATAGGAAAGCCAAGCTGTCCATTGCTGCACCAACTAAACCTGACGCAGCAACAGCAAAAGCTCGACCTCGCTCACGCAAGTAGGTGTATGCAGCAAAGTCCACAAGCTCTGAAACGCCAAACGCTACAATGCTAGCAATGGCAATAAACGGATCAGCTAATAGATAAGACAAAATTGCGCCCGCAAGGATGCCAATTAATGACCACTGTGTCCCAAGATGTTCTTGCACTTGGTCACGTAGAACCAAAGCTGCGCCCACCATTAAAACACCACTAGGCGCTGTCATGCCAAATCCAACTGGGATCATACATGGGCCATCAGAGATGCAGAACGTGCCGACATTACCGATCATCCAGTTTGCTGCAGGTATCGTCCCAATATAGCCCGCTAAGTAAATCCATTTTTTCATGCTATCCTCCTACAGCATATTGAGCATTGGCTGCTCGTTTAACCAGCAAAGCCATTGGTCTAGCTTTGCTTTATTTATATCTGGCGCAAACGCCAACATAGTTCCATCCACGCTATCGCAGCCGATTGCAGCGGCAAGGCGCATGCGTTGAAAGCTGTTCACTCTACCCATATGCACCCATTTATCTTTGCGTTTAGCTTCCGCCACAAGATCGGCAGCAGCTTGGCTCAGTTTCCACTCTGTGCTGCCGCCAATAAATATTGCGTCTAACTTTGACCACTCAACTGTCTCAGGTAACTCACCATCTTGGCAGACATAGGCAGCCTTAAATCCTAAGTTTTGTATGCGCGGAAGCATTGGGTAAGCTCTGTCTTTTGTTGCGGCTGCGTCACCAACCACATCAGGTGCTGTGGCAAACAGGCAAGCTTCACGATCTAACTTATCAAGCCAAGCAAGAAAGCCATCGTTGCTGTATTTATCTGCCTGCACAAAGCATCCGTTATCAGCGGCAAAAAGACTGTGCCCAACTGTAGACTGTTTACCAGCATTAAAGCTAAGCATTACGCCTATTTGGTTTGTGCATTCCGTCTTTTTGCCGCTGAGATAGATCATGTTAGAACCCGAAGTTATTTCCTTCGGCTGCGGGTGCCGCTGCAGGCGCCGGTGCAGGTGCAGGCGCTTCAACCGGTGCCGCCGGTGCTGCGTCCGCCGCGGGCTTATCGATCCATGTGCGGATGTTGAAGCCAACGTCATACGACGTTCCCTTGCCAACGACGACAGGTGTTGTCGACGTTACTTGTACGACCGGAACCTTGCCCTGATTGAATTCTGGCATTTCTTCAGCTTTGTTGTACAGCTTTGCGATAAACTGTCCCAAGCCGTAGCTATTCCCAGAAAATTCTGCAGCGCGCCCATCAGCGAGCCAACAGTTGACGCTAAAACCCTGCTTATGGTTTTCGCTTGGTCGCTCAGTGCGTTGACTAGGCGAGGGCCACGCCTGCCAGTCACGAACGCCCACATCGATGTGAAGCCATCCGAAGACGACGTCTTTGATGTCGATTGCGAAGCCGCGGTCCATGTCGATCGGCTCGTCGCCGGCCTCCGTTTTTGCCCACCAGCGGTTTTGCGGTAGGTTTCCGCGGATGTATACGCCGCTTCCCTCGTTGTCACTTGATCCGAATGTAATTGGCATGATGTGTCTCCTTGACT